TGGAGAAAGATATAGAAGCTCCTTCTATTGGTATTGCAGGTAGCGCAGAAAGAATGTCAAAAACATTTACTGGTGCTTTAAGTAATATGTTTGATGCGCTAGGAAGATTAACTGCATCTTTAGCAGATCCATTTTTACCTACATTAACTAGCGCAGTTAATAAAGTTACTGATTTTGCAAAGGCTACAAAAAATATTATTGCGCCTAATACGATTACCAATTTTGATATGTTTGGTAAGAAAACTTCTATAGTGGAAAGAGAGTTAAGTATGATGACTGTAAAGCATCTACCTACACTTAGAGAAATGTTAAAAAAGGCTGAAGAAGAATCTACAAGATTTCAAAAAGCTCTTGATGATCAAGCAAATGCAGCGCAAAGATCTGGAGATATTTTTTCTGGTGAATACACATTAGCAATTGATACTGGCAGTAAAACACAAGAAAACTATTTTAATAAATTAAAAGATACTAATTTGACTTTAATAGAACAAGCAGACAAACAGTTAGATTTAACAGGATCATTTTTAAAAATTGATGAGATACAAAAAAAGCAAACTGAAACTCAACAAACAACAAATAACACCACAAACCGCGCAACTGAGCTAGTGGCACTATATACTGAAAGAATAAAAGAACTTGAGTTAGCGCAAAAAAATCAAACAATTGCAACAGCAGAAGCTAATGCTGAAGAAATGCGCAGAGAAACTTTAATTAAAGCTCAAGCAGAATTACAAAAGATGCTTGCTGAAGAAGAAAAGAAAAAACAATCTGCTGCTGAATTTTTTAATGAAGATGATGAACGTAGAAGAACAAACTTAGCTGCGTTCAAAGAATTAAATGATTTACTTGCTGATTCAGAAAAAGAAAGGTTAGATATATTATCGTCATTTAATTCATTATTTTCTCAAACAGATGAAGGTCAGCGTAAAAATATTGAGAATACAATAAAACAAATAGAAGCAAATAAAGAATTAATTATTAGCCAAAACAATATCAGTGAAGCTGATTTTGATTTAGTAATTAAAAACTTAAATAGTGATTTAAAACAAACAGTAGATGTAACTGGATTGGCAGCAGCAAGTCTTACAACATTAGCAAGCTCTTTTAAAGAATTAACAGCAGATGGTGTAAGCACAGAAAAACAATTACAAATTATGTTGAGAACCATTGGTAGTATTGCGGCAATGATGCCAGGTGGTCAGTTGATTGGAGCAGGTTTTACAGCGGCATCTATGCTTGTTCCTGTTGGTCACACAGGTGGTTTAATTAAAAATAATAGTATCCAACGTTTTGCAACTGGTGGTATGGTCCAAGGTCAAGATAATGTTCCTATTATGGCGCAGGCAGGTGAGTTTATCATGCAACGCAGCGCAGTGCAAAACATAGGTGTGCAGAATCTAGCCGATATGAACAGAACTGGTAGCGCAGGTGGTGGAGTAACAGTTAATATACAAGGCAATATGATTGGCAATGATGAATTTGTACGTGATAATTTGATTCCTCAACTAAAAGAAGTATCCAATCAAGATCTAGCTTAATGCCTTTATTAAAAGCACCAAAAACACCACATGTAAGTGAAAACTGGTTGTTTCAGTTTACGGCTGATAATAATACTTGTTTAGAGTTTCATCCAGAAAGTAGTGCTGGTGCAAATGATGGTGGTTATATTGATTGCGGTAATGCTTTAGCTAATATATCACCTATTATTAGTTTTACAGTTGAATTTTGGCTAAAAGCTGACGATGTAACTTCTGTTGATTTTCCAATCATTTCAAAAACAGGTAACACAGAAGATAATGACGATAATGATTCTTTTATTGTTAAGTTGTCTAATAATGATATATTTATTCAATATGAATACGCTACAAACTCTAATATAACTCGAACCACTTCTGCATTTTCTATTTCTGCTAATACATGGACTCATATTGCTATTGTAAGAAGCGCAGATACTGATGATATACGAGTTTATAAAGATGGAGCTTTAGCAGAAACCATATCAGATTCTAGCACAGATAATGATCCAAGTGGTGCTGATAGTAGTGATCAAAGGTTATTTATAGGAGCTAATTTTGGAAAGACTAAGTTTTTTGATGGTGAGTTAGCTCATTTAAGAGTTTGGAATCTTGCTAGAAACGCTACGCAAATAGAAAGATATTATGAAAGAAGTGTTGATAGTAACGCTACAGGATTGGTGGGATATTGGAAATTGGATGAAGGAAATGGTACAACAGTTTTAGACTCTAGTAGTAATAGTAATAATGGAACAATTATAAGTAATCATTCTGATGGTGTAACAAATCTACCTACGTGGCAACATAATGGCTTTGATCAGTTTATACATTCTTTTGGTTTAGCTTTTGATCATACTTCAATTAGTTCAGAAACATTTTATGGCTCAGTATTGAATAGAAACATTACACTAAGAGAAAGTATGGATATTGTAAATGGTACAACTAGTACAAGTAATATTAGTCTTACTGTTGCCAATTTTACTTTTGAAGGTGTGGATTTTTATAAACATTTATTTAACTATGGTGAAAAAAATTATTTTAATAAAGAAGTTCGTGTTTTTGCCGAGTTTAATAATCAATCTTCATTAAGTAACTGTCAAAGAATTTTTACAGGTAGATTAGTATCTGTTAAATTAAATGATAAAGCTCAAGCGACTATGCAAATTAATACGCATAGACCTTGGACTGGTATTTCATTTCCGCAAGATCAAGATGAGGTAAGTAAAATTTATGTACCAACTGTTTATGGTAATTTTACTCCAAACGAAAGCACAGTAGGATCACCAGCTAATTGTGGATTCGATTTATTTCCAGTGCCAGTTATTGACACGAATGAATCTAATATTGTGACATTGATGCCTAGATCATATTCATCTGGAAGTAATGCACATATTAATTATCATTTAGATAATTTGAAATTTTTACCAGCATCTAAAAGCTCAGATAATTCTGAAACAGATGCTACAGTTTCTCGTGGTGGTAATAATGTCTTAATTACACCAGTGTCACATACATATATTGGTCGAGTTCCAGCAACAGAAAACGATCCTGACACATCAAATCAATTATTTACAGATGCATTTAAAGCATTTGATCAAGATAGCTCCACTGGTGCAACATGTACTTTTGCTAATACTTCTTCTAGTGCCACGCTTGGATTTAGTGGTGCTATATCACCATTTTATGCAACTATTTTAAAAAAACTTATTGTTACTTTTAATTATTCTATACAAAATGGAAGTATTGATTTAACAGCAGAATCTGATGCTTTTAATTCACCTATTCAAAGTACAAATATTAGCACAGGTGACGCATTTTCACCTGTAACTCTTATAGCAAATGTAGACACTGATATAGGTGCTATTTTTAGCAGTACTAACTTTGCTTTAACTTTTCAGCCAAGTTCTGGTCAATCTAGTGCTGGTACAATAAGCGTTACTTCAGTTTTAGCGCAGATACGAATTACAATTTTTGGTCAAAGTGGAGATAATACAGATGGTGATCGCGCAGATGCTAAAACTTTAGGACAAACAAAATATTTTTATAGTGGTGGTGCTGGACTAACTGCTTTATGGGATAGCAGCGCAATATTACATGGCCATGATATACATAGAGATCTGCTAATGAGATTTGCTGGTGTATCATCTACAGAGCCAAGTGGATACTCTGGATTAAACTCAGATCGTTTTCAAGAAGAATGGAAAGCAAGATTTTGGCAATTAGAGCCTACATCATTAAAGGATAACTTAGATAAATTAGCTTATGAATTTAGTTTTAATTATAAGATAGACGCATCTGGAGCATTAAAGTATATTAATGTATTACAAACTGGTGAATACAACACTTTTAAAAACGCTTCTAATCAAAGTAATTCTAATGAAACAACCACAAATATACTTAATTTAACAAAAAACGATATAACAAACATTACTATAGGCACAACTTCATTAAATGATGTTGTTTCTAAAATGAAAATAAATACAAAATTAAGTCCATCAGAAAAAAAATATTTAGCAAGTAAAACAATTACAAATACAACATCAATTGCAAAATATAATCATGGTGATAAAGAAGGCTTTAAAGAAGTAAACTTAGATTATAACGTAGGTACACCAGCTACAAATGCAAATCCAAATAACAATTTTTATGCATATCAAAACAATTTAATTGGAGAAATTCGTGGTATAGTCTCTTGTGAGGTTGTTAATTGTGCTTTGGGTTATCAATTAGAAACAGGAGATGTAGTAACATTTTCAGATATGCCTGTAGATTTTTTTGGTGAAACTTTTAGTAGTAGTAATTATTTTATGATTGTTGAATTAAAACGCTCGCTTGGAAAGGTAAGCATAACAGCAAGAGAGGTAGCATAATGGGATATCAAAGATTTGTAACGCCGCGTGCATATGTTTGCACTATAAATTTTAACTTAGCAACAGGATGGAACGATGCATCTGGAGCTACAACTGTATTAGGTGAAGTGGAAGTAAAAGACGACAGCGGATCAGATGTTTCATTTAGCTCTGGTAACAAAGAAGATTTATTTGACTTAAAACCACATAATGCAGTTACAATACCAGCATCAACACAATCATTTTATATACAATATGATACAGAACTAGGAACTAATTCTTTAGGTACAAATAATTTTTTAGCAATATTAAATCATAATTTTGATAATGCAGATGCAGTATTTAAAGTACAATGTAGTGATCAAGAAAATTTTTCAAGTGGAGTTACTGATCTTTCTGCTCATACAAGTAATAATGCTTCGTTTCGTGTTATTAATGCTGAAGAAAACGATACTGCTCCTGAAATTGATCCACAAAATAATGGCTGGACATTGATAACATTTAACGCTCCTACTAGTGCTGGAAATCAATTTTTAAGAATTACTATAGAAAAAGAAAATGGAGCTAGTGTAAACTTTGCTACAGATCTTGTTATAGGTGGTATAATGTTTGC